ACTCAAGTGATCAACAGGTAGCCAACGCTACAGCCGATGCTCAAATGGTTCCTACAACTCAACGAGCTAGGTTAACAGGAATACAAGCAGAGGGAGCTTCTGGATCTAAAATAATTTTTAAATCTGGAGGATCTACAGGAACTGCAATAGCTACGTTTGAGTTTGGATCTGAAGGAATAGATTTTTATGTTCCTGGTTCTGGAATTCTATTTGAAGAAGGAATTTATTTAGATCTAACGGCTACACCAAGTGTTACTATAACATTTACGTAGGAGTAAATTGTGGCTACAATAACTTATAAAGTAACCGTAGCATCGGGTACAACACAGTACGGAACCGGTAATAGATTTTATATTAACGGTGAGCTAGCTCCTGTTTTGTATTTACAAGAAGGTAATACTTATATATTTGATCAATCAGATTCTAGTAATGCCTCTGGTGGTGTTCATCAAATTGCTTTTTCTAGAAATCCAAATAATAGTCCAGTAGCTGCTTACACATCTGGTGTTACATCTACAGGTACACCAGGAAGTTCAGGAGCACAAACTACATTTAATGTTGCACCTGTAAGAACCACAGGCGCGCCTTTATTATTTTATTATTGTACTAACCACAGCGGTATGGGTAATACTGCTCAAACAATTTCACCAACATCTGAAGAAACACAATTTAATCCTCAAATAGATGATATCATAGAAGAAGCATTTGAAAGAACAGGTGTTAAAAGTGCAAGAACAGGATACATGTTAAGATCAGCAAGACGATCTTTAAACATAATGTTTCAAGAATGGGCTAATAGAGGAGTTCATTTATGGAAAGTTAAACTTGCAAAAGTTCCACTAGTAGAAGGTCAAGCAGAATATAATTTTGCAGCAGACTCAGAAAATTTTCCAGAAGATTTAGATACAGTTTTAGAAGCTTATTACAGAAATAATTCAGATGCAACTGCACCACAAGATATTGCATTAACTAAAATAGATAGATCTACATATTCACAAACACCAAATAAACTAGCTAAAGGTACACCTTCACAATATTATGTAGAAAGAAAATTAAATCCAAGTATATTTTTATACACAACACCAAGTTCAAGTGTATCAGATTCTACAACTCCAAGTAATTTTCAATTTTGTTTTTATTATTTAGCAAAAATTCAAGATGCCGGTGCGTATACAAATACATCAGATATAGTAAATAGATTTTACCCTTGCATGATGTCTGGTCTTGCATATTATTTAAGTCAAAAATATTCACCAGACAGAAGCCAAGAATTGGAACGAAGATATGAAAGTGAACTATTAAGAGCTCTTGATGCAGACAATCAAGGCACATCAACTTTTATTTCACCGCAAACATTTTATGGAGATGGAGTATAATGGGTAAGTATGCATCAGGAAAATACGCGTATGCTATTTCAGATAGATCAGGATTAAGATTTCCTTATGATGAAATGGTTAGAGAATGGAATGGATCATTAGTTCATTTTTCAGAGTATGAACCAAAGCAACCACAATTAGAACCAAAACCAGTTGGTTCTGATCCACAAGCTCTGTATAATCCAAGACCACAGCCTGCATCTAAAGCTAGTTTAATACTTTTAGATTCTAATCCTTTTACAACTGTAATTTATAGTGGAACAACTTATGTAAATATTTTTTCAGAGGATCATCAAAGAGCAGCAGGTTCTATAGTTAGATTTAGAGGTCCACCTGAAGTAATAGCGGCAGGTCCTGGTGGTGATGATTCAGATGACACTCCAAATTTACAACAATTTCAAAATATACCTACATTTGATAATGTAAGTGATTTAAATAATGCGAGTGGTTTTACCATTGCATTAGGACAAATAGATTCTTCAGGTAATATTACAGGAGCTACAACAACAGATTCTTTAACAGATCCAATAAATTTTTTTCATATAACTAGCACTAGCAATGCAACAACAGGTGGCATATCAGGAGGTGGAGATAATTGTTCAGTAGGACCAGTAACATTAGAGGTAATTAATTAATTATGGCATACACTTTAACAAATTTAAGAGACGATATTAGAAATTACACCGAAGTTAGTAGCTCTGTATTATCGGATTCAGTATTAAATACTATAATTAAAAATGCAGAGAATAAAATATATAGAGCAATTGATACAGACCAAAGTGTATTTTATGCAACATCAAACGCTATTATTGGAAATAGATATGTAACTATACCTGATGATTTAAGGGCTATTAGATATGTTCAATTTAAAGACTCAGCTGGTAATCAATTTTATTTAGAGCAAAAAGATACATCATACATAGCAGAATTTTACTCTACACCTGGAACTCAAGCTGTAGATATACCTAAATATTATGCAAACTGGGATGAAGAATTTTGGGTTTTAGCACCCACACCAGACCAAACTTATGAAATTACTTTAGCTTATGACAAGGAGCCAGAAACTATAACTGACACTACATCTACTCCAGCACCAGCTACGAATGGAACTTATTTATCAAACAAATATCAAGATTTACTTTTATACGCTTGTCTGGTAAATGCATATGGATACTTGAAAGGTCCGCAAGATATGTTACAATACTATCAAAGCCAATATAACGAGGCAATAGAATCGTACGCGATCGAGCAAATCGGTCAAAGACGCAGAGACGAATATCAAGATGGTGAAGTTCGCGCTCAACTTAACGTCAAACCACCATCAAGTTATAAATAGGAGATAAAACAATATGGCAAATATAATACCAAATAGTTTTAGAGGTGCTCTCTTCGAAGCGAATCATAATTTTAAAGCTTCTGGTGGAAACACTTTTAAAATTTCATTATACACAACTAATCCATATTCAACATCTTCAACTGTGTATTTAGCAGGAACTGGAAACGGTGAAGTAGATACAACAGGTGGAACTAACTATTCAGTTAAAACATTAACAAGATTTGGAGTTGCTTCGAGCACAGCAGTTGCTTCAGTTGACTTTGATAATGTTACTTATAGTAGTGCATCTTTTACTGCAGCTTTTGCAGCGATCTATAATACAGATACAGTTGATGGAACAGCAAATAGATTAGTAGTGGTTTTAGATTTTGGTGGAAACAAGACAGCAACGAATGGTACATTTACTATTACGTTTCCTGATCCGACTACACCAGCTAATGCAATTATTAGTATGGCATAAGGAGAAAATTTATGGCGTTGGTTATAAATGACAGAGTAAAAGTAACAAGCACAACTACTGGCACGGGTGCGTTTGCACTTGGAGCAGCAGTAACTGGTTTTGAAACTTTTGCAGCAGGAATAGGAAACAATAACACGACTTACTATTGTATTTTTAATCAAGGCACAAGTGAGTTTGAAGTTGGACTTGGGACATTAGATGCTACAAGTGCAAACATAACAAGAGGATCAGGAGCTACAATTTTTAGTAGTTCTAACTCTGATAATGTTGTTGATTTCAGTGCAGGTACAAAAGATGTATTTTGTACTTTACCTGCAAGTAAATCAGTTTTCTTGGATGCATCAGGAACACCAGTAGGAGCAGCGTCAGCTGGCTTTGCATTAGCAATGGCAGTGGCGTTATAAAGGAATAAAATATGGCACAAGATTTTAGAAACAATTTACAAAGAAACGTTGGTACATCTCCAGTGACTTTAATTACTGCTGGAGACTTTGATGCTGTTATAGGTATTAGAATCTGTAACACTACCACTGGAACTGTTTTGGCTAGTTGTCAGATTGTAAATGGCGGAAATGATCACTTCATCGCAAAAAATGTGAGTGTCCCACCAAACTCTGCAATCGAACTAATTCAAGGCGGTGCAAAAATTGTTTTAGCAAATGGTGATGTACTTAAAGCACAAAGCGATACAGCTTCGTCTTTAGATATTGTTACATCATTTATTGATACAATTAGTTCGTAGGAGGAATTATGACGGCAGTAGTAAATGGAATCCAATATATCGGAGGCGGCACAGCCCCTGATGAATTTATAAAAAATCAAGCAGGTACGATTGATGGCACACAAACTGTTGAGAACGGAGTTCTTGCAGGACCAATAACCGTGCCTGGTACAATCACAGTAACAGGGACTTTAGTAATAGTATAATGTCAAAAATAGAAGTAGATGCAATAGATAAACAAAGTGGTTCTACTCTTACAATAGGTGGATCTGGAACTACTGTACAATTAGGAACTGGTGCATCACAAACAGGTTTTGGTAAAACTGGTGCTGTCGATTGGCAAACCACTAAAAAAACAACAAGTTTTACGGCAGTATCTGGAGAAGGATATTTTTGTGATACAGCAGCAAGTGGGGCATTTACTTTAACATTACCTAGTTCTCCAAGTGCAGGTGATATTGTAGGTTTAAGAGATTATAATTCAAATTTTGCAACAGCTAATTTAACAATAGGTAGAGGTGGTTCTAACTTAATGGGAAATGCTGGTGATAAAGTATTAAATACAAATAATTTAAGTTTAACTTTAGTATATGTAGATGGAACACAAGGTTGGATTCCAGTAGAAGAGGGAACTGGTGATATTGGAGAAAATTTTATAACTGCTACAGGTGGAACAATATCAACTTCTGGTAATTTTAAAATTCATACATTTACAGGACCAGGAACTTTTAATGTTTGTGCGATAGCAGATACTGCCGCTAATAATATAGTAGATTATCTTGTGGTTGCTGGAGGTGCAGGAGCAGCAGGTAATCACGGAGGTGCAGGTGGTGCAGGTGGTTTGAGATATTATTTAAATACAACAAATTCTCCAACACCCGCTTTTCCAGGATCACCGATTAATAATTTTCCAAGTGGAACTGCAATAACAGTTACAGCAACAGGTTTTCCTATAGCTGTAGGTGGAGGTGGAGCAAATGGAGTAGCAACTCCTGGAGCTTCTTCAACAACTTTAGGATCACCAGGAGTAAATTCAAGTTTCAGCACAGTCACTTCTGCTGGAGGTGGTGGTGGAGGTGGAACTCAAACAACACCTAGTTATAATGGTATACCTGGAGGTTCAGGTGGTGGTGCAGGAACTCCATATCCAGGTGGTTCTCCAGGAAGTGGAGGCTCAGGAAATTCACCATCAACAAGTCCCGCACAAGGATTTGATGGCGGAGGTGCAAGAAAAGGACCAGGTTGGATTTCAGCAGGTGGTGGTGGAGGTGCACTTACTATAGGCGGAACTACGCCAGTGTCAGCGTGTGCTCCTTCGTGTACAGGTTTAACTAATCCAGCAGGTTTAGGAGGAAATGGTGCAGGATTTACATCTAACGTTTTTGGTTCTGGTAATGGTGAATGTTCATCTTGCGTACAATATTTTGCAGGAGGTGGAGGTGGAGGTGGTTCTTTAAACAGTCCATCAGCTCCTTCTTGTGTTCAAAATCCAGCAGGAGGTTTAGGTGGTGGTGGTAATGGTGCAAGTAACACTGTAGGTGTTGGTCAAAGTGCTAGTTCAAATACTGGTGGCGGTGGTGGCGGTGGTGGCGCTTGTGCAAATGGTGGCCAAGGTGGTTCTGGTATAGTAGTAATAAGGTATAAATATCAATAATTATGACAAGTACAATTAAAGTAAACAACATACAAAACCAATGTGGTCAAAACATTATTAACGAGAATAGTAATACTATTACTATTGGCGCTAGTGGTGATACAATTGCTTTAGCATCAGGTGCATCGCAAACAGGTTTTGGAGCATCAGGTGGAATTAGTTGGCAAACTGCAATTAAAACTACTAATTTTACAGCAGTTAGTGGAGAAGGATATTTTGTAAATACGAGTGGTGGTTCTGATATTACGGTTACTTTACCAGCTTCACCAAGCGCTGGAAACGTTGTTGCAATAAAAGATTACGCTAGAACTTTTGGAACTAACAAAGTTATATTGAATAGAAATGGTTCTAACATGGATGGCAGTGCCAATAATGCAAATTTAACGACAGATGGATTATCTGCAACAGTAGTTTTTATGGATTCCACAAAGGGTTGGTCATTAATTAATGAGGATGAAACAAGCGTTTTAGGTGCTTCTTATATTGCAGCTACAGGTGGAACTACTACAACTTGTGGTAATTTTAAAATTCATAGATTTACAGGCCCAGGCACTTTTTGCGTGTCTGCCGTAGGTAATCCTGCAGGATCAACTACAGTAGATTATTTAGTAGTAGCAGGTGGTGGTAGTTCAGGTGGAGACGCTGGCGGAGGTGGTGGCGCAGGAGGCACAAGATTTTCAAATGGAACAGCATCAGGAAGTTATTGTGCTGGTCCATCTCCTTTAGGTGCATCAGCTTTACCAGTATCAGTACAAGCTTATCCAATACAAGTAGGTGGTGGGGGAACTGCACCTCCAAGTTCAGGTCAATGTGGTTCTAATCCTACTAACAAAGGTAATAATGGTACTCCTTCAGTTTTTTCAACAGTAACATCTACAGCTGGTGGTGGCGCTGGAGGACATGCTCCTGGAACAGGTGCGCAAGGAAATCCTGGTGGATCTGGCGGTGGAGCAAGAAGTTCAGGATCTTGTTCTCAGGGCGGATCAGGAAATACACCTCCTGTTACTCCTGCTCAGGGAACAGATGGCGGTACAGGAAACCCACAACCAAATCAAGGTGGTGGAGGTTCTGGTGGCGGTGGAGCAACTGTTGCAGGTTCACCAAATCAAATATATGGTCCAACAGGATATAGAGATTCTGGTGGTAATGGAGGAACAGGATTAACAAGTTCAATAACAGGATCACCTGTAGGTTATGGTGGTGGCGGAGGCGGAGGTGCCGGTGGAGCATCTGGTGCATCTGGTGGAACAGGAACACAAGGTGGAGGAGCAGGATCTGGTTCTCCAGGAACTCCTGGTGTAGGGTGTGGAACAGCAGGAACAGACAACACTGGCGGAGGTGGTGGTGGTGGTCATGATAATGTAAGAGGAACAGCTGGTGGTTCAGGAGTTGTAATAATAAGGTATAAATTTCAATAGGTAAATTATGAGTGAAATAAAAGTAAATAAAATTAGTCCAAGAACAAATTGTGGCACAGTTACATTAGGAGACAGTGGAGATTCATTTGTAATTCCTGCTGGTGCAACAATAACAAACAATGGAACACAAACAGGATTTGGTAGAGAGGGATCTGTCGATTGGCAAACAGGATCAATCAAAACAACAACATTTACAGCAACAAGTGGAGAAGGATATTTTATAAATTCTGGAAGTGCACTAACGATGAATTTACCAGCAGGGAGTCCTGGAGCTATTGTTGCAGTTTCTGATTACGCACGAAATTTTGCAACAAATAATTTTACAATAGCTGCTAATGGTTCCGAAAAAATTGGTGGTGAAACTAATGATGCTATTTTAAATGTAGATGGTCAGGCAGCAACTTTTGTATATGTTGATTCTACAAAGGGTTGGATTAACGTTCAGAATGCTGAAGATACAGAAACAGGAGCATCACCATATATACAAGCGACAGGTGGAACTACAGCAGATGATGGTGATTTTAGAGTACATACATTTACAGGACCAGGAACATTTTCAGTTTCAGCAATATCAAATGTAAGCACAGCTAGAAATACAGCGGCTCTTTTAGTTGTAGGAGGCGGTGGAGCAGGAGGTGCTCGTTTAGGTGGTGGTGGTGGAGCAGGAGGTTTAAGAGAATTTAAAACTAATTCAGCAACTCCATATACTTCAGCTCCAGGTATAGCAGCTTGTTCTGGAATAGTTTTAACAGCTCAAGCTTATCCAATACAAGTAGGTGGTGGAGGACCAGGAGCACCATCATCAGCAAAAGCAGTAAATCCTGGAGTAAATTCATCAGGTTTAGGTAAAACTTCTGCAGGTGGAGGTGGAGGTGGAGCTCCATGTACTCCTGCACCAAATAATCCTCAACCTACAAATCAAGGTGCTGGAGATGATGGAGGTTCAGGAGGTGGTGTTTCTGATATGAGAACTAATACAGCTTATAGAGGTGCAGGAAATGTACCATCAGTTAGTCCACCACAAGGTAATGATGGTGGTATGGGTGTAGATTTTCCACCATCGGCTGGCGGTGGAGGTGGAGGTTTTGGTGCTGTAGGAACAACGGCTCCATCACCAGGAAGCTCACCATCACCAGGACAAGCTGGTCCAGGAGGTGCAGGAGGAGCAACATCTATTACAGGTTCACCTGTAACTTATGCAGGTGGTGGCGGTGGAGGTATTCAACCTGGATATACTGCTGGAACTGGTGGTTCTGGAGGTGGAGGTGCTGGTAAAGCAGGCTCTGGTGCTGGAACTGCAGGAACTGCAAACACTGGTGGTGGTGGAGGTGGAGGTGGAACTCCATGTGGTACAGGTGGAAACGGCGGATCAGGCGTGGTAATTATAAGATATAAATTTCAAAATTAATGTTATTTAAAAAATTAAAAGGTGGTGGTGAGATAAATACGTTTTGTCCAAAAGCTATTTATTACAAAGAAAATTTTTATAATACTACAGAATTTAAAAAACATATTTTAGCTATTTCTAAAAATAATAAATTATATAGAAATGGATTTATAAATGTGGATACTTCACACAGCACTAATTATTCTATTTTAAAAGATAAAATATTTAATAAATTTTTTAAAGAGGTATTAAAAGAATCTAAATTATATTTATTAGAATTAGGTTATAATGAAGAATTTATAAATAAATTATTTATAGAATCTGCATGGTTTAACATAGGGAAAAAAGGGGACTCTTTAATTAAACATATACACCCAGGCTCCCTTTTAAGCGGAGCTTTTTATTTGTCTTGTGATAGTAAAGAAGATCAAATATTGTTTTTTGGAGATGATGATATGATCTTACCTCCCCAAAATTTTAATGATTTATCAGCTAAATATACCACATATAAATGTATTCCAGGCAGTATTTTACTCTTTAAAAGTAATATAAATCATTGTACAAATAGTCAAAAAAGCAATGAAAAAATAACCATTTCATTCAACTTGAACTATAATAGGAATTAATATATAAGGAGAAACATTATGGCACATTTTGCAAAACTAGGAGCTAACGGAAAAGTTATCGCTGTTCTCACAATGGACAATGATAAGATGTTAAATGCTGATGGTGTTGAAGATGAATCAGTAGGTCAACAGTGGTTAGAATTACATAATAATTGGCCTGCACAAATGTGGATTCAAACATCTTACAATACATCAGGCAATAAACATAATTCTGGTGATGACTCAAAAGCATTTAGAGGAAACTATGCAGGTATAGGTTCTGAATGGGATGAAGACAATCAAATTTTTTGGCATAAAAAACCATACTCATCTTGGGTTAAAGATATTGCAACTGCAAGTTGGAAATCACCAATCGGCGACGCCCCTGCATTAACAGCAGAACAAGGATCACAAAATGAAGCTGGCACTCACAAATGGATTTATGTTTGGAATGAATCAGGCCAGTCTTGGGACTTGACAGATCTATTAGCATAAATTAAAAATGGTGGTGGTATGCAGAAGAAAGTATTAACAGAACAAGCTTTATATTTTGGTGATGTGGCAATGCCTAAAGATTGGGACATTGACCGAGATAAATTACAAAAAGACATATTAACTTCACACGTTACAGATTCACCTTTTCCATTTTCAAGAACTTGGGATATGTTAAATACATATATGCGAGATCATATAAATTTAAAATATGGATTTACTTTGGTTAACAAAGAAATGTGGGGCAATGTGTATAAACCTCAAGAAACTACAATTCCTTTATTAAATATAGATCCTGTGGATTTGCGAAATTCTCCCGATTACACTTTTTTATATGGTGTAAATGTAAAAGATTGTATGGTTAGAATACATTATGAAGATAACAGACGTAAAGGAAGATCTTGGGACATACCCTTAGAAAATAATAAATTTATAATGTTTCCATCAACTAACATGTATTACATAACTAATAATCAAAAGGATAGTTTAAATTTTGTGCAGACTATAACATATGAATATATCTAATTATTATTGGTATTTTAGTGGTGCATTGACACCTAGATTTTGTGATGAAGTAATAAAATATGCTAACGCACAAAAAGAAGTTATGGCTAGAACTGGTGGATATGGTGATAAAAAATTAAACAAAGAAGAAGTTAAAAATTTACAAAGAAAAAGAAAATCAGATTTAGTGTGGTTAAATGATCCTTGGATATATAAAGAATTACACCCATACGTGCACAAAGCAAATAAAAATGCTGGTTGGAATTTTGATTGGGAAAGATCAGAGTCTTGTCAATTTACAAAATATAAATTAAATCAATATTATGATTGGCATTGTGATAGTTGGGACAAACCTTATGATCGAAAAGATCCTAAACATCCAGAGCATGGAAGAATTAGAAAACTATCTATGACTTGTCAGTTAACAGATGGTTCAGAATATAAAGGTGGTGAATTAGAATTTGATTTTAGAAACTATGATCCACATATGAGAGACGAATCAAAACACAGAGTGCAATGTAAAGAGATATTACCAAAAGGATCTATTATTGTGTTTCCTAGTTTTGTTTGGCATAGAGTTAAACC